CCAGACATTAAGGATCGCGTGTTGCTGCCAGCGGTGTTTCTGGAGGTGGCCGAGATTGAGCCGGGTACCGATATCGGCACCGGCGAAACCTCGCTGGTCTGCAAGTTCGAGGCTCGGATCATTGTTGACCCGATCAAGCCGCACCATCACCAACAGGCCGTGCAATTGGCGACCCAGTTGGCGGTGCTGCTGCGTGCGCAGACGTGGGGGTTGGAAGTTGAGCCCGCCGAGTTTGTGCAATCGCTGCAGGACTGGACGCAGCCGCATTTGGATGGATACACCGTGTGGCTGGTGGAGTGGACTCAGCAAGTCTATCTCGGCCCTGAGGAATGGCTTTGGCCTGACGAGCCGCCGGGCATGTTGCTCATTGGATTCAACAACGACGCCAAAGAGGACTTTGTCCCTGCGGAGGATATGTGAGTGGCTACGCGAGTGCCCAGCACGACCGGATGCTCGCCGGGGTGGTCAAAGCTTGCTATGTGGTCGGGCTGGATCTGGCGGCATCGCCGCCGGTGTGCCGAGTGTCGGATGGCAGTGATTGGGTCAGCGCTTGGGTGCGCTGGCACAGTATCGCCGCCGGCAAGGCCAGACATTGGCGGGCACCGTCCATGGGCGAGCAGGGCAGCTTGATCAGTCCCAGCGGCGACGTGTCGCAAGGCACGTTCGTCCCGGGCCTGTATGGCAATGCCGGCCCGCCGCCAGATAATCGCGACCACGTCGAGGTCTGGCGTTTCGATGATGGCGGCTCGCTGATCTACGACTGGCAGGCCAAGAGTTACAGCATCACGCTGCCGAGCGGGACGGTCACTATCAAAGTGGCCAGCACGGAAGCGGTCGTAACCGATAGCGCGGTGAACGTAACCACCGGCAACATCAATCTGAAAGCGGCGGTGATGATCGACGGCGCGCTACACGTTACCAAGGGCATCACCAGCGCCGGCGCGATCATTGATGCCACCGGCAACAGCAATCACCACACGCATTAATTTCAACTCACCACAGCCCGCCCAGTGCGGGCTTTTTCATGTCTGGAGAAATACATGGCCAAGATCGATACGACCGCCACTGAGGTGCAAGCGTCCTCGGAACCGGCAATTGCGTCCTCAGCGTTCTCATCGCAAGAATTCTTGAAATTCCGCGACAAGCTCTACACGTCGCGACAATTGATCGTGCCCGGTACTGACCGTTCCTATCCGGTCGAGAAGGCGACGGTCGTTGTGCCGGTCTCTGACTTCGAGGCGGTCAAGTTCCTGAAAGCCAGCGAAGAATACGAGCCGTTCAAGGAGTGACGTAGATGATCGGAATGGATCGCCACACCGGCCTACCCATATCCGGCATCGAGCACCTGCGCCAATCCATCGCAGACATCTTGGGCACGCCGCTGGGCAGTCGCCGGCACCGCATGGAGTACGGCAGCAAGCTGCGGCGGTTTGTCGATTTGCCCGTTAACGAGGGCTGGAAAAGCGCCGTACAGGCTGAGGTCGCCCGCGCCCTTGGACGTTGGGAACCGCGTTTGAATCTCGACCAGGTGCGCGTCATTTCCGTCATTGGCGGGCAAATCAATCTGCTAATCGTCGGGAAGTACCTGGGCGACAGCGTCACGTTGGAGGTGGCCGCATGAGTACCGTTGATCTGTCGTCGTTGCCGGCACCGACCGTGTTGGAGCCTCTGGACTTTGAAGAGGTTTATCAGGACGGGCTGGGCGTGTTTCGCGGATACATGGGGGGCAACTGGACGGCCGCGCTGGAAAGCGATCCTGTGGTCAAGACGCTTGAGGTCGGGGCTTATATCAAGGTCGGCAACCGTGCCCGGGTCAATGACGCCGGCAAGGCGCTGCTGCTGGCACACGCCATTCGTGGCGACCTCGATCACTTGGGGGCCAACGCCAATCTCAAACGACTAGTTATTCAGGCCGAGGATCTGCTGGCGGTGCCGCCGGTGCTAAAGGTCATGGAAGACGACGACCCGTTTCGCGAACGCATCCAGTTGGCCTATGAGGGCTTGACCACAGCCGGCCCGCGTAACAGCTACATTCTGCACGCGCGTAACGCCTCGGGGTTGGTGGCAGACGCGACGGCCGAAAGCCCGAAGCCTTGCTACGTTACGGTAACGGTGCTGGGGCTGGACGGGGAAGGCGACGCGCCGCCGGATCTGCTGGCGACGGTGGCCGCTGCGTTGAATGACGATGACGTGCGCCCGGTCGGTGATCGGGTGACCGTGCAAAGCGCGCAGGTGATCCGTTACGAGATCGACGCCATCTTGCATATGGCCGGCGCCGGCCCGGAAGCAGATGCCAGTTTGGCCGAAGCGAAAAGCCGATTGGCCGGTTGGATCAATCCACGCAAGCGGCTGGGCGTCGAGGTCGCACGCTCCGCTGTTGACGCTCAGTTGCACGTTGCCGGCGTTGCCCGGGTTGAGTTGGTCGGGTGGCAGGACTTGGCCCCGACCAAGGCTCAGGCGGCGTTCTGTACGCGCTACAACGTGAGGCTGGCTGGCTGATATGAAAAGTCTACTGCCGCTCAATAGCACGCAACTGGAACGGGCCATGGAGGCCGCGTTTTTCGAAAAGACGATTGTCCCACTGCGCGACCTCTACAACCCCGACACCTGTCCGGTGCATCTGCTGCCGCATCTGGCGTGGGCGTGGTCGGTGGATCGGTGGGATTACCGATGGTCTGAGGCGACAAAACGCGCGGCCATCAAAGCCTCGTTCTACATCCACAAGCACAAGGGCACGATCGGTGCGATACGCCGGGTGGTCGAGCCGCTGGGTTATCTGATCGAGATTATCGAGTGGTTCAACACCGTGCCCGAGGGTGTGCCGGGAACGTTCGCGTTGAAGGTTGGCGTACTGGAAACCGGTATCACCGAGGAAATCTATCAGGAGCTGGAACGCCTGATTGATGACGCTAAGCCCGTGACCCGGCAATTAGTCGGATTGGCCATCAGCCTCGAAACAAAGGGCAATTTAGATATCGCCGTGTCCCTGTATGACGGCGACGAAATCGACGTTTACCCGCCCGTCATGCGTGACATTGAGGTCACTGGCAGCTTTGGCGTGGTCGGCCGCGAACACACCATAGACACTCTGGATATTTATTCATGATTGATGCGAATTCGCAGTTTTTAGCCATCCTCACGAATGTGGGCAGGGCCAAACAGGCGAATGCCGACGCGCTCGGCATTGCCTGGAAGATCACAGAAATGGGCGTGGGTGATGCCAACCCGAACGGGCTGGCGGATCCGCCGAATCCCGTCCCGTCGGCTACGCAAACTCGACTGTTAAACGAGTGGCGTCGCAAGCCTCTGAATCAACTTCGCGTTGATCCGGTCAACGCTGCGGTGATCATCGCCGAGCAGATCATCCCGGCCGATGAAGGCGGTAAGTGGATCCGGGAAATCGGCTTGTACGATGCGGACGGTGATCTGGTGGCTGTGGCCAACTGCGCGCCAAGTTTCAAGCCCTTGCTGTCGCAAGGATCGGGCCGCACGCAAGTGGTGCGGATGAATTTCATTGTGTCCAGCACCGGCAACATCACGTTGAAAATTGACCCGGCCGTGGTATTGGCCACGCGGGAATACGTCGACTCGCGGATTATGGAAGAGCTGGGCAAGCTCGACATTAAGCAGTCCGTGCGCGCAGCCACCACGGTCAACATCAATCTGATCGGCCTACAGACGATTGATGGTGTCGCGCTGGAGGTGGGCGATCGGGTGTTGGTGAAAAACCAATACGTAGCCAAAAACAACGGCCCCTACGTGGTGGCGGTTGGTTATTGGACTCGCGCCAAAGATGCGGACAATAACGTCGAGGTAACGCCCAATCTGACGGTGGCGGTCGAGGAAGGCACCACCCAGGCTGACAGCATTTGGCAATTGGTGACGGATGGCCCGATTGTGGTGGGCACCACAGCGCTCACGTTCAAGGACATCACCGACGGGCTGGCCCGGTTGTTTTCGCCGAACTTCGCAGGCAATCCGACGGGCCCGACCGCGCCACTGTTCGACAACAGCAAGTCGCTGGCTACGACAGAGTTTGTCGCGCGTGCATCGGGCAATTATCGCGGCTTCACCAGTCTGACGGCGGCAACCTCGCTGACGACAGCGTCGGCCGGCACGCTGGTCACCGTCATTGGCTCATTTACGCTCACTTTGCCGCTGGCCAGTGCCATGACATATGGCGGTGCAATCCACTTTCTTAACATTGGTGGCGGCGTCGTTAACGTGGAGTGTGCGGGTGCGGATTCGTACAACGTCGGCAGCGGCGCCCATCCCGTTAGTATCGCTTTGCAGCCTGGCGCCTCGCTGACGGTGGTGACCAGTCCTACACAGGCCGCTTGGTGGGCTTTTGGTTCAGCCCAGCTGCAATACGCCAAAGTGTTTGGTAATACGGCGCCGCAGTTCGACAACAGCAAGTTGTTAGCAACGACCGAGTTTGTCCAAGGAGCGCTAGGCAACTGCAAGGGATTGGTAGTGGTTTCTGCCAATACCGTGCTGACTCCCGCGCAGGTCGGCAGCTATGTGACGTCGAACGTCGGTACAGGGTCGGTCAATGTCGGCTTGCCGTTGCTTAGCTCGGTGGCTGCGGGGTCAATGTTCGTCATTACGCATTCGTCGACGGCCATGGCGTCTTTTGCAGTGGCCATTTCTGGCACTGATGCCCTCGTTTTTGACGGGCTGGCAGGAACGGCGGCGCCTTATCCGATGGCTGTGGGTGAGGTTTTGATTGTCGTTTCTACGGGCGCCGCGTGGAAAGTGTCGGGTGGTAACGGCGCGAGAATCCTTAAAAACGGCGGAGCGTTCGCGGCACAGCTGTCGGGTACCGGTTATCAGAAATTGCCAAGCGGGCTCATTCGCCAGTGGGGAACTGTTGTGACGTCGGTGTCTGGGGCGGTGACGGTAACGATGCAGAGTGCTTTTCCTACTGCGTGCTTACGGGCGTCAGCGACCATGATTGATGTCGTTAACCCCAACATCGTTTCGGCAGAGGTAGTGTCTGCAAGCCAAATCAAAGTATCTGGATGGTCGGGGCAATCGGTTCCGCTTCCCCGTGTAGTAACAATCGCGAGCTGGGAAGCCATCGGCTACTGAGGAGAAACACATGTTCTATTCCGCACAGCTAAGCGGTTTTTACAACGTCGAGGATCATGGGGCGCGCCAAGTCTCAATCGTTGATCCGGCGTGGATCAGGCCTTTGGTCAATATCGTGCTGCAGCCCGGCGAGTCGGTCTGGGTTGGTGAGAAGCTGGTAGAAAATACGGATGATGAGCCGCTGACGCTGCGCAATGTCCCCGATGCCAACGCCGTCCCGAGCATGCTGATGGTCAACAACCCGGCCTGTTTGATTCCGCTCGATGCGGTTGAGATTACCAAGGCGCAGCGCGACGAGCTGCTAGCGGGAGAGTCCATCGGACTGGTTATTTCATCCGACAAGCATGGTTATCCGGTGCTGGTCGATCCGCCGACGCCGGATGCGGAGGTTCTTGAAGCTATCGAGCGTGCCTGGCGCGACGCGCAATTGGCATCGACGGATCCGCTGGTGTCCCGACATCGCGATGAGGTCGAGGAAGGTGGTTCAACCACGCTCGCTGCTGAGCAATACACCGAGCTGCAGGTTTATCGCCGGCAGTTGCGCAACTGGCCACAAGGCGAGGAATTTCCGCTCGCTGAACATCGTCCGCCGGCGCCGCCTTGGCTGGCCGAGCAAACCACCTAAACGCCCCGCACTGACGGGGCGTTTTCTATTCCGTTACGCGTAACGCATTCACCCCTCACAGCCTTGCTTATGCGGGGCTTTTTCGTTTCTGGAGATTGGACTTTATGAGTTTCTTTCACGGCGTCACGACCACTGATGTCAAGACGGGAGCGCGCACCATCTCGCTGCCGTCTTCGTCGATTATCGGCCTGTGCGACACCTTCACCCCGGGCATGCTCGGCGGCGGTACGGCCAAGGCCGGCGAACTGAAGTTGATCACCACCGAGCGCGAAGCCATTGCCGCCTTCGGCGCCGATTCGGCGATCACCAAGGCCTGTCAGGCGATCTACGTCAAAGCCAAGGCGGTGATCGTCGCCATCGGCGTGGCCAAGCTGGAAGACCCTGCGCTGCAAACCTCGGCCATCATCGGCGGCGTTCTGGCCTCGGGGCAGCGCACTGGTTTGCAGGCGCTGCTCGACGGTAAAAGCCTGTTCAACGCCCAGCCGCGATTGCTGATCGCCCCGGGCCACACCGCGACTCAGGCGGTGGCCACTGCGCTCGACAGCGTGGCGCAGAAGCTGCGCGCTATCGGCATCATCGACGGCCCGGGTACGACCGACGAGGCCGCGATTGCCTACGCCGAGAACTTCGGCAGTCGGAACCTGTTCATGGTTGACCCGGGTGTGAAGTATTGGGACACCGTCACCAGCTCGACGGTCGACGCGCCCGGCTCGGCTTGGGCGGCAGGCCTGTTTGCGTGGACGGATGCTGAATACGGTTTCTGGGCCTCGCCATCGAACAAGGAATTGACCGGCATCACCGGCACCGGCCGTGCGGTCGAGTACCTGGACGGCGACGAAACTTGCCGGGCCAACCTGCTCAACAACGCCAATATCACCACGATCATTCGCGATGACGGTTACCGCCTGTGGGGCAACCGCACGCTGTCGAGCGATTCGAAGTGGGCTTTTGTTACTCGCGTTCGAACGCTGTTCATCCTCATGGATGCGGTGCAGGCCGGG